AGTTACGCGACACTGCTCGAAGCAGCAGCCTATTTTACCGATCGTCTGCCGCTTGTGCCGTCGTGGAGTGCGGTGACGGATCAAACGGCGGCGTTGATTATCGCGACGCGCGTGCTGGACTTGATGTCCGTGGCACGCCGGACGCTGCGCATCTCGAAGGATGGAACGAAGTACTTCTATACCAGTCGTGCGTGGACCGGTGCACCAGCGACCACGACGCAGGCGCTCGCGTGGCCACGCATCGGCATGTATGACCTGAACGGGAATTTGATTGCTTCGACGGTCATTCCGCAGATGTTGAAAAATGCGGAGTGTGAACTTGCTGGACAATTGAATGCTGCTGATACCACGTTAGACAACCCAATCATTGTGGGTGGGATTACGTCTGTGAAGGCAGGGAGTGTCGCAGTCACGTTCAAGGAAGATATCGCAGCACAGGTCTTGCCAATGACTGTGCTGAACCTTATGCCCCCCTCGTGGTTTACAGACGAGATCATTACGTCAGCTATCAGTGCACTGTTCGACGTGATCGGGTTATGAGGTGTTGATATGCAGACAGGTGTATATCGCAAGACCGAAGGTCGTACCGGAGTTGGAGAGTTGTACGAGTTCGATTGTTTATGTCGTCATCATACAACTGGTGAAGAAATGATCGTGTATGTCCCGTTGCGCATCGAGATAGAGTGGGCTGGTACGGTACGACATTGCGTGTTAGAGCGTAAGGAGTTTGAACGAAAATTCGAGTTTGTTGCTGAAGGTTTGCCGATGCGAATAGGTCTATTGTGAGTCTGCTTGACGTTGTCCGTAGTGCTGTGAAGATTGCAGATAAAGTCACGAAACCTTTGCAGGGCCTTGTCTCATTTGAGCGCTATTTGAGTCAGGATGGTTTCGGGACGAAGACCTATGCCACTCCCGCGACGTTGCGCGCGATTGTCGAACTGAAACAGCAACAGGTGCGTTCGACTTCTGGTGAATTGAGTGTGAGCCGTGCCAGTGTGTTGTTCCTCGACGTGGCCGGTTTGAAAGCTGTTGCACCGAGCGGGGTGAGTGTGAACGATCGCGTGACATTACCAGATGGAACGACTGGGCCGATTCTCAATCTTAGTGGGTTTGTGGATGCTGGGACGACACACGCCGTCGCGACGCAGGTCTTTCTAGGCTAGTCATTTTGTGAGGTCATTTTTGACTGGGATGCTGTGGGTGCTTGTCGTGATCGTATTGGCCTTCTTACTCATTATTGTCGCGTTACGTGTGATGTAATGTCAGAGAAAAAGAAATTGCTTTGGGTGGGCGATGCGGCGTGTCCAAGTGGATTTGCTCTCGTGACGCATCGTGTACTTGACGTGCTGTGTACGACGTTTGATGTCACGGTGTTGGGGATTAACTACCGTGGTGATCCACACACCTATCCCTATCCGATCTATGCGGCAGCGCCTGGTGGAGAACTGCTCGGTGTGGGACGTTTGATCTGGATGTGTGATGTGTGTAAGCCTGATGTCATTGTCTTGCAGAATGATGGCTGGAACATTCCACATTACATGAGACAATTGGCGAGGTTTGCTGAATATGCGCGTATTCCGGTTATTGTGATTGTCGCGGTAGACGGCAAGAATTTTCAAGGGCCGTGGTTAGATAGGGTGTCGCTCGCGATCTTCTGGACGCACTTTGCATTAGACGAGGCACGGAAAGGTGGCTACACTGGACCGGCGGAGGTTATCCCGCTTGGTGTGGATCTGGACATTTATTATCCATTGGATACACTCGACGCGCGCGGGCGTCGGCTTCCACGTGAGCTAGACTTCGCCTTTATCGTCGGCAATGTGAATCGGAATCAACCGCGGAAGCGGCTTGACCTGACGATCCAGTACTTTGCTGAGTGGGTTCATCGAGAGAACGTCGCAGATGCCTATCTCTACCTCCACGTCGCGCCGACTGGTGATATTGGGATTGATGTCAAACAACTCTCTGAATATTACGGGGTGCTCGACAGATTGATTCTGATGCAGCCGTCTGCTTGGTATGGCATTCCTGAACATGAGATGCGCGACACCTACAATTGTTTTGATCTCCAGATTACGACGACACAAGGTGAGGGGAATGGATTTTCGACCTTCGAAGGGATGGCCTGTGGGATTCCGCAAATCGTGCCGGCGTGGTCAGCGCTTGGTGAACTGACGCGGGATGTGGCATGGCAGGTCTCGTGTCGTTCAACGGTGGTTGGCCCGCCGTATGTGAATGTGTTGGGTGGTGTGCCAGATCGTGAAGGCTTTGTGCAAGCACTTCATACGTTCTATACCGACTCCGCGCGTCGTATGGTTTATCGCCAACGTGGCCTTGACTATGTGTCACAGCCTCACTTCCGGTGGTCCTTCATTGCACAACAATTTGATCGTGTGATTCAGGAGCGACTCGATGGCATCAGGGATGAATCCGAGCGAGATGATCGCGAAACTGAAAGCGTTCACAGCGAAGTTTCCTGACCGCGTGCTCTCGGCGATCTATCTCGAAGGACAGATCGAGATGACGGAATCGAAAAAACGCTGTCCGGTCTCGCCAACCAAAGCGCAGTTTAAAGCGATGGGACGCTCCATGCCAAAAGGGATTGCGCCAGGGACACTCCGTGCGAGTGGGTTGGTGCATCCTCCTGAGCGAACTGGTCGTCGCGTGACGTGTTTGCTCTCGTATGGTGGTGCTGCGGAGGCGTATGCCATTGTGCAGCATGAACGGCTCGATTTTCATCACACGACTGGACAAAGTCGATATCTTGCGAGCGTGCTAGAAGAGTCGCGCGAACATATGGCCGCGCGGATTGCGAAACGCGTGGATCTGCGACAACGGTCGTGATGGATGTCGTTCCTGTCAGAGATGAAAGATCAGTTGGTGGCTTCGAGCGTCGGGACGTTCGGCACCACTATCTTTATTGGCTCTTCGGCCATTATCCCGATTGGTGACGGGCCGTATCTCTCATTGATTGAAACGGGGGGGACTGGTGCGGTGCGCTCGCAGAACGGGACGCCACTTGAACAACCGTCCGCACAACTCTCGGCTCGAGCCAAGCAACCATTGGCAGCGCGCACGATGCTCATTGCTGCGTATACCGCGTTAGGTGGTGCGAATGGGTTGCATAATGTAACTTTGAGTGGGGTGTGGTATGTGAGTCTTACCTTTCGTCAGAGTAGCCCAACTGATGTTGGGTTGGATGACGCCGGACGTGCATTGTTGGTGATCAACGTTGACGCAGAAAAAGCCCCTTCATAGGAGGACGAGAACATGACACTGGCTATTAGCTCACACGGAACGATTGTGTCACGAGCCAAGGCGGCGACGCCGACAGTGTTTGAGGCCATCGCCGAACTCGGTGACGTGACACCGCCGGAAATGATGCGCAACGAGTTCGACGCGACGACGCAGGACAAAAACATTGATGCGTATGTGCTTGGGGTCTTACGTCGTGGGGCGTTCACGACGCCATTGAATTTCCTGCCGACGAACGGAACACAGGACCATTTGACGGGTCTCTACAAAGCGATCATCGACAATTCGATTGATGGCTACAAGATTACGTTTCCTGATGCAGTGGAGTGGGTGTTGAGCGGGCAGGTGCAGCACATTGCACCGAAGGCGCCTGTTGACGGAAAACTCTCTGCCGATGTAACGATTCGCTTCTCTGGTGGGATGACAATTGGTGGCGTGGTGATCATCTAGGAGGTAAGTTTCAATGACTGCTCAGGATTGGAACCAGACTGAAACGTTGTACGCTTTTATGGGCTGGTTGACTGCACGCTTCCCGCCAATCCTAATCGGTTCGACAGAGTTGACTCCGCCTGTTTTAGATTTGATTCAGCAGTTTGTTGAACGACATGACTTGCCGTTGGCGTGCCGTGACGGTTGGGATGCTGGAATCGTTCCAGAGTCTGAAATTTTATAGGGGGATAGATGTCGGATGAGAAGATCCTCACGATGGATGAGATTACCCTGTCTGATGATGTGGAGTATGCCCTCGTAC